CCGGCTACGAGCCGGCTGTGATGGTTAATGAGACCACCCCAGTGCGATCAACTGCCCTGAACCCGTTTCAGGGTCCCCCGGTTACTCCCCGGGTGGAGTCGTACTCCCCTAGTCTCTAGCGTGGTGTATACCAAGCACTTTGGTGCTACCCTACCCGTTATAATAAAAATGTCTGTAAAAAGACAAGGTAGGAGAAGCGTATCCATTTTCCCAATAAAGGGCAGCTTCGCAAATGTTGTTGCTAATCGAGTGATGAGCCGGAGAACTCTCGTAACTCCGGGCAGCAGCAGGGAGACTTTACTGTAAAGTAATGTACATCCTCCCAGTAGGGCGGAAGCTCCGTATCTCGGGCCGAAAGGTCCTTGTGCTAAGGTTCCTGTGGCCGTCATAGGGTACAGGATGGGTAAGATGGGAATAGCCCGTGATTGGGCGCGAGCCGTAAGGCTCTAGACACCAAATAACCATCTGTAAATCCCCATATACGGTTCCGATAGTGTTACAGCGGGGGTTGGTCCCCTCGCTAGAGCTGCCAAGTGCAGTTAGCGACACCCTAAATTGTCAATAGCACAAACACAGTCGGTTAGACTGGTCTGTCATCCCTTCGAAAAGGAACCAGACTCCCTACTCACCTAGTAATAGGAGGTAAGTGTCAGCTACATATTTGGATACGTGGATGAGGAGGAACTGTTGTAACAGTGAAACCGCTCCACTCTTTTTCAGAGCTTCACGGCCAGAACTCCTGGAAACAGGGAAAGTTGGTCTTATCTTTCGGATTTGCACTTTAATTTTCAAATGCTAAACCCTACTCAAAAGAGAACCTTTACCTTCTACGCCCCAAATCTAGAGGAAATCAAATTCCGCGTCGATGAGGAGACCTTTCGGTCTCGTCGGGATGTAGAGAATATTGAGCCAACTGAGAGAACGATCGCCGAATGGCGCGTCTTGGTAGATTGGGATCTATTTAAACAACGACAATATGTCATTGTAGACCCAATGGACCCATCAGGTTTACTTTACCTGACTCAGAAGGATTATCTGGCTTACGCCAAGGTAAGTGCCTCTACTGACTTCAACTTTATTGTCGTATGTCGACCAGGCACTAAGCGCCCAGAGAGCTTGGTGACCCCTAACAACTCTTCTAACTCTGATTCTTCCCAAAATTCCCCCTGGGGGGTCATATGGGACCAGAATTCCAAAGTGAGCAAAAATTCACGATGGAGCTGGCGAGCGTTCCAGATGCTTCGGAATCGAATACATCTTTTAGTCTCAAAAATCCGAATCGAAGATAAGATGGTCTCCGAAAATCTTAATTCGATTTCTCGGACCGTGTTGGTTTGGGCTAGACAATTAGCTCACTACGCGGAAGTGAAGAACCCGGGAGCCGTTCCTTTATATCTAGTTCCATATGTGGGCTATATGAAGAGAATCCTCAAACATAATGGACAAATGGCCTTAGTGTTACACCTAAAGGTGGCACTATTCGCATTGTACTCATATATATCTGGGAATCCAATCACATCAACCTATGCGCTCGGCAGTGGTATGAGGTTAGACCGTTCTGGTCTTCCTCTAGCATGGGGTCCTACTATACGTAGGCTCATTAGAGAGGGCAACATAGATTATATACGCCTAATGGCGTCCCTACTTAATATATATAGGGCTATGGATGCTCCTCATAAAGATGCGGATATCTCAACGATAGTCCGTCCCCATCCTGATTTTTCCAAGAATGATACATTCAAGGATTTTCAGTACTTTTGCCGAGAAATTCTTCCAACCCTCCTAGAGAGGGAGACCCAAACTAAATTAAAATTTAAATATGAGTCAGGACTCGGATTGATCATCCGATCTGCAGGCGCTAACGTCTCAGGTCCCGCAATGTCATCCATTGTTATGGACGCCCAGGCTTGGTATAACCAACCTGAGAACCATGTGAAAACATGGTTCGAGATGCACCAGGATTCTAATGCTGTGAAGCTATTAGAAAACTTCCGTAACGAGCATCACTTCCCAATGAGGGAAGATAAGGATGTTCGGGAAGGTCTGACGGTTTCTCTTGCCTATATGGCATCGAGAAGCCCATTCAGTTCTGGACTGAGCGAAGCTATGGCAGAGTCTTCTTTTACCTTGGAAGGCACGCCACGTCCGATATTAGGACGTCTGCATGCGATTGACGAGCCCGCTGGGAAAGTCAGGGTTGTAGCCATCTGTGACTATTGGACTCAGGTTGCCATGAAGCCCGTACATGACCATCTATTTGACATTCTGAAAAGAATGAAAACAGATGCCACTTTTGATCAAAGTGGTATAGTCTCACGGTACTACCAGAAGGGTTTATTCCCTCACTGGAGCTTCGACCTCAAGGCCGCAACAGATACTATACCATTAGCTCTATATATAGAGGTGATGGCTGTAGTGTTACGGTCAGAGGGCGAAACTTACATGGAAGCTCGAAATCGAGCTACACTCTGGTCCAAAGTCATGACCGACCGAGACTTCCTCACCCCCTCGAAAGAGGGCTATGCTAGATATGGAACAGGACAACCCATGGGGGCCCTATCATCTTGGGCGTCGATGGCTCTTGTCCACCATGCTCTTGTGCAGTTTAGTCACTGGAGATCATACCAGTTTGAAAACCTGCCATCATGGTATCCGGACTATCTAGTCCTTGGTGACGATATTGACATCGCAAGATGTCAAAGGGTTGCTGAAAACTATCAGTATATCTGTGCCGAACTGGGTATCATAATTGGACTTATCAAATCGTTGCGTTCTAAAAAGAACACATTCGAATTTGCCAATATGAGATTCTGCCCTGATGGTAACATCAGTCCACTCTCTCTAAAAGAGGAATTAGCGTCCACAACATGGAATGCTAGGCTGGAATATTCCAAACGGATTATCCAACGTTTCGGTACACGTTACCAGAGACCAGAGATGGCTTTAATAAGAAAAGCCACCACTGTACGACAGTGGGACGTCCTAGTTCCAGAACTCTCCGGTAGTCGTCGAGAGACGCACTACTTGAATGCTGTGAGGTTTGCCTTGCAAAATCCATTCACCTTCCTAAAGGAAGGTAAACCGATAGCAATGTCGGCGATAATTGAATGGATAGCATTGATCCTCTCGAAAGAGAATCGTGATATGCTAAACAAACAGATGGCCGATCCAACACAACAAGCAAGGATTTGTGCATCCCTGTCGAAAGAGCTACTCAGGCTTCTTGATATGGATATCAAGAAGGCACTAGATAGTCTTCTACCTCAAAGAGCCATCGCGTATTTTGATACTCCAGCTCTAACGGATGAGCAACGCGAACTAGTTCGCGGTCTAGGTAAATTCCTAAGACATCAAGATCTCTCAGATAAGAGATTTGATCTGCTACCGTCAAACTTCGTCAGAAGTAAAATTCTTGAAGAAGCACTGGAGAACGCTAAATTTGATACCAAGGAACTTGGTAACAAAGATGGCTCGTTCAGAACTCTTATCCATGCCACGGTCCCCGATCGTATCGGGGATCTCCTGGATTATTTACAATATTTCTGGGATCCTCGGTCCCCCCTTCTATATGACGCTTCGACATCAATCCTCTATTCAATGTGGTGCTTTAAACAGCATAACAAGAAAATTGAGGAAGATTTAGAAGACCTTAAGAGATCAGTAATGGTCCTTAAGTCGCTCATACGAGGAGATTCCGAGGTCCAGGTGGCGGAGGCTAACGCAGCCGTTAAGAAAATGGCTGGTAGATTCGGACTTGAGAAGGCGGAAGATATTCTTCACGTCTCTCTAACTATGTGGGCTAGATATACTAGTATCCCCAAGGTGATCGTTCCGAGTTTCTCGGAATCAATGAACACTTGGCTACCTGGTAAGGTAGACATAGTTCCTCCGGTCATAGAGATTTCTAAAACTCCTGACCGTAAGGTTGCCCGAGTGCTTCAAGTGCTCGAGGAGCGTATAAGAGGCCCTATCCGTGCCCTAGGCAGCTGTTTAGCAGCCAATTTCGGCATATTGCTCCCGGTTCTTCCCCATCTAGCTTTCGAGAAAGCTACAATGAAAGAGAACACGTGGAATGTGATACTCCAGAAGATTTCGAATATCCACAGTGATACTCGAAACGCAGTTTCGCAAATGGCTGATGCAAATAAACTTGCATCTACGTACCTTAAGGGTACGCATCATGGTTACATGAAGCATGCGGCTATGGAATTGGAGTCTCTCCAAGGAGTAATCAATGGAGATGAGGTGTTGTGCGGGAAAGTTCTGTAAGATGGTAGAGAAACTCTTACCAAATTTAGGGCTTGGGGTTCCCATGCTACAACAAATGTCCTTCCCAGGGTTGTGACCTTCACACGTTTTAGCCAGGATACGTACGTAACGTAAGGCCTGTGTTTTGGTTTTGGC